AATGAGTTGTGAAAGGTTTCTACAAAGAAGAGTTGAGATTCAAATGGATCCTAACTTAGACCAACGTTCTAAGTATAATCTTATAGGTTATCTTAAATCGAAAGTGGAAGGTCAATGCACAGACGTGCTAACATAAGACGCAAGTAAGTCGCGGAACGGAGCGTTCATCCCATGTTTGAATTACTTTTATATTCATCAATGGCCTGTCCAGATGCCGATGCATTAATGCTCAGGATCAAAGCAAACAGATCAGATCTATCTCCACAAGTGGTGGTAGAACTGGTAGAGACCGTAAAGGAATCTGTACCAGAATGTTATTGGGGCGCAAACGACTGAAGGAACGGGAAAACGGATCCAGCGAAAGCTGAGAAGGTTAACTTTCCATTCTTTTAGGAGACTACTACAATGAACACACTTACTCTCATCAAAAAGCAAATCGAGAAAGCAGCACGTCTGCATGATGCACAGATTTCTCACACTGCATATCGTGGTGTTAATTATCAGTGCCATCAGGAAGGCGATGAAGTACATGGTACTTTCTGCTATCGCGGTCGCGTTTACACCAAGTGATCGCCATGGAAGCATTTACAGTCGTTGGACTCGCGTCCCTAGGTTGTGTGGCTTTTATTGGTATAATCTACGGAGAACTTTTACTCCTTTACAAATAAACACAAGAGAGGTTTATTAACCTCTCTTTTTTTGTACTTATGTAAAAAAGCAATAAATGTATACTACGATACTTTAAGATGTCTAGATAGACTAGAATTGGGAACAAACACATGTAATCAAACCTCCCCCCATATCATGAAACAAATTTTCGGAGGGCGAACAAATGCACAACTTACTATCAAAGAGCCAATTAGACGAATGGAGGCATTTAGAGGACGCAATAGACGATCTAGAGGTCGAGAACCAGAAAATCGCAGACTATTACGAATGCCTTGTTGAATGCGATGCTCTGAACCAGAATGAATGCAAGAAGATATGTAAGATCATTTTAAAATAATATACATAAAGGGAGGCTTGACGCCTCTCTTTTTTTTAACTATAATTACCTTTGTTGAGGTTGATAAGAATGGAACAAGCCAAGCTTAAAGAACTTATCATAGCTTTGGAAAACATTGTAGATATGCTAAAATCAGAAGTGTATTCTGATCCAGCAGCATATACACAACCATTAGAACTTTTCGATTACGATGAGGTATTTGTAGAAGATGATGATGGTTATCCAGATTAAGGAGGTATTATGTACGAAGAATTAGACTGCTTTGAAGAAGCACTTAAACACTTTGGAACTAGAGTTGAGATCATTTGTGCTATGGAATTATCAAGGAGAATAGAGTCTGAAGATGCATATCAAATGATCAAAGATGAACTTAAAGAAGTTAAAAAATGTCGTAAAACTTTGAAGAAAGAAAAATGAATGATGTTAAATTGATCTCTGTTACACCTGATGCAGAAAAGCACATGGCCTATTGTGCCCGTGTAAGTAACCCTAAGAATCAGGACAATGAAAAGATTGCTGGTCTTCTTAAGTATTGTATTAAGCATCATCACTGGAGTATCTTTGAGCAAGCATTTATGACGCTTGAGATTGAAACTACAAGGGGATTAGCAGCTCAAATACTCCGGCATCGTAGTTTCACATATCAAGAATTTTCGCAGCGATATGCTGATTCTTCTATGCTTGCTAATGAGATTCCTCTTCCAGAACTTCGTCGTCAAGACACAAAGAATCGTCAGAATAGTATCGATGATGTTGATCCTTTTACTATTCAGAAGTATCAGATCCTAATGCAAGATTATTTCAAAAAGGGAATGGAATTGTATAAGAATATGCTTGATGATGATATTGCAAAAGAGTGTGCCCGGTTTGTGCTTCCCCTCGCTGTGCCCACCAGGCTATACATGACGGGCTCTGTAAGGTCGTGGATCCATTATATTGATTTGCGCTCTGCAAACGGCACACAGAAGGAGCATATGGACATTGCAGAGTCTGCACGTTGTATTTTCTGCTGCCAGTTCCCTACCATTGCTGAAGCATTGGATTGGAAAAGGCAAGAAGATTGTCCCGAGTGTTATGATCAACCTGCTATACTCATCGAATAAATAAAAAAAACGTTTAAACTTCGTGATGAAGATAATCAAAAATATAACCACTCAAGATATTGTTGGATTGCTTGGTCATCATGCAGCAATCGCTATATTCCAAGGGGAAGCAGAAGCAGGTCCTAGGGCATTAGGAAATAGGTCTATTGTCTTTGACCCTAGACTCCCTCATGGTCAATCCTACATCAATAGACTTAAAAAAAGAGAATCTTGGAGACCTTTTGCAGGCACAATTCTCAAAGAATATGCAGATGAATGGTTTGATATGCAAGGAATGGAAGATTCTCCTTGGATGAGTTATGCAGTATCAATCAAGAATGAATCCGATGCCGGATTAATACCAGCAATCATGCATCAAGATAATACATGCAGGATTCAAACATTAGAAAGAGAGCAAAACCCAGTATTCTATGATTTAATAAATGAATTTTGGGAGAGTTGTGATGGTCACTTCCCGCCAATCTTAGGAAACACATCATTTAATCTTGCGGGAGAACCTCTTGTTCATACGAAAGATGATGCGATTAGAACTCTAGAAAATAGTGATCTAGAGTATCTTTGGCTTCCAGAAGAGGAAGAACTTATTGTTATTTTCAACAACAATCAATGAAAATATTAGGAATCAATATTTCACACCATGGATCTTCTTGTTTATTAGAAAACAATGAAATTAAATTTTTCTTAGAAGATGAAAGAGTTTCTAGAGTAAAAGGTTATTGTGTTTCTGAAAACGATTCCGCATGGGATGCTGGTCATCTTCCCATTTACTTTCTTGAAGCAGTTTTAAAGTATACTAATCATATTGATTATATTATTTTTTCTTCCTTTGAGAGAGAAGAAGAAAACCTCAGACAATCTGATGATGTAATCATTGATGAATACTTAGAACGTTTAAAAGAAGGTGGTATTACCTGGGGGGACGTAGTATATCAATCAGAAAATCATCACATATACCATGCAGCAACTGGTTTCTATGGTTCTGGGCTTGATAATGCCGTTGCTCTAGTCATGGATGGAGGCGGCGGACTGTATAAGGATGAAGATGTTATTGAAGATATAACGGGAGGATATGATTACTTTAGAGAACTTGAAAGCATTTACTCTTGTGATTACACAAATGGTATAGTAAAAGAGTGGCAGCATTATGGATTTGCTGGAAGTTCTCCTGAAAGCGTCACTAACATTACTTCTGGTGATCATTTTATTCATGAAGAAGACAATGATGTTATTTCCAATACTCTAAGTTGCGGACCACTATTCAATAGAATGTCTTACTTGCTTGGATTTACTGACGGTGGAGATGCAGGAAAAGTCATGGGAATGGCTTCTTATTGTAAAAATTCTTCAACTAATTCTGGGTGGTGGGATGAAATTGATTGGTACACTCATGATGATATAAGAACGACGACGATAGAACTAGCAGATTATCTTGGTCATGATAATCCATTCCCATTTAAAAGAAAGAGTGTTGATAAAGAAGATTTCTTTTTGAAATGTAGAGTCGCTAGAAGACTTCAAGATGAAACTCTTGAACATACTTTAACTCTGATTGAGAGAGCAGTTGAGATTACAGGATCTAGTAACGTAATTCTCAGTGGTGGATATTCAGCCAACTGTATGAATAATTATAGATACTTGCAAGAATTACATCCTGATATTAAACTGTATGTAGATCCCATTCCAAATGATGCAGGAACTGCACTAGGTGCAGCAAGATGGCTTTATTATAAATTAACTAAGTCACATGTAAAAAATCCACTGACCACCCTATACCTGAGTTAAATACATGAAAATCATAGAGAATGTATCCGCGACTGATGTTGTTAAAAAAATACTAGAACAAAAAATCGTTGCTTTATATCAAGGTAGATCTGAAGCGGGAGAAAGAGCACTAGGAAACAGATCTCTTTTGTTTGACCCTAGAAATAAAAATGGAAAAGACATCGTAAATGTTGTAAAGAAAAGAGAATCTTTCAGACCATTTGCTGCTACTATCTTGCATGAGTATGCGAATGATTATTTTCATATGGAGCCTTTTGGTGAGTCTCCTTTCATGTCGTATTCGATTAGGTGTAGGGAAGAAAAAATAAAAGATATGCCTGCAGTAGTTCACGTAGATAATACTTGCAGAGTACAGACATTGAAACGAATTCAGAATCCAAACTATTACAATTTAATTTCTAAATTTTTTGTAATGACTGGTGTTCCTCTTCTATTAAACACATCATTTAATCTTGCAGGAGATCCCATAGTAGAAACTCCTGAAGATGCTATAGATACTCTCATGAGATCTACAATTCCTTATCTCTATCTTCCAGAGATTGATATGTTAGTGGAGAATCCAAATGGAAAGTGATAATTACGAATGGGTATTGGCTATCAGTTTTGCTGCCCATGATGGATCAATTACACTCTTAAAGGATGGTAAAGTAGAACTCTTTATTAAAGAAGAAAGGATAAGTGGGGATAAGCATGACTCTGGATTTCCTTTTAACTGCTTATATACAGTAAAAGAGTACACTAGAAAATTAGATAAAATTCTAGTAGCAAATCAAACATCGAATAAGATATTGAGTTTGCAATTTCATCTTGAGAAGTTGCGTATTGTAGAAAATGCTCCTCTTGCAATTGATGCTACAGAAGTTAGTGATCAGCATCATTTGTTTCATGCCGCATGTGGATTTTATACTTCTGGGTTTGATGAAGCTATATGTTTGGTTGTTGATGGTTGGGGAACTGCTGCTAACTCTTGGTATGATATCGATGAAGTGGGTTTACCTTTTCCTACAATCACTGCTGACGAATCAACATCGATTTATAAAGCATCATTTCCAGCAGATTTTGAAATGCTTAATAAAATCTCAATGTATGACCCAAAAAGAAGGGATGGACTCCATGATCTACAAGATTGGAATATTAAAAGTAGACTTGGTTTAATGGACCGCGATGTTCCGTCAGTGGAAGAATTTTTTAGTGATATAAAAAATGTTAATGTTACCAGTCACATGGATATTGGAGTTATGTATGGTGTGACCAGTGGTTTTCTTGGATTTAGTAGCCTGGATTGTGGAAAAACTATGGGTCTTTCTGCATATGGAAAAGAAGATGATTCACTTCCTCCTTTCTTTATTGAAGGAACTAATATATCTAATAAAAATTTGTTCACTCAAAGCAGAACCATTGATGAAATAAATTATGATGTAAAAGATGTCCCTACAACACCAGAAAAAAGAGCAAATTTTGCATATAAAATGCAAAAAGAATTTGAAAGAGTGTATGAGGAAAGAGTACAATTTATAGATGATAATTATGACTGTAAGAATATTGTTCTTAGTGGCGGTTGTGCTCTAAATGTCGTCAATAATTCGTCATTAGTGGAGAAGTTTCCTCATATGAATTTCTTTGTTGATCCTATTCCGAATGATGCTGGACAATCTCTTGGATATGCTTTATTATGGAGTTATCAAAATGGTTCAGTTTGGACTCCTGATGGGGAAGAACTTAAACCTGATAAAGTAAATTTAGATAATGTTTTCTTAGGTCCAAAATATAGTAAAGAAGAACTTAGAGAAAGAATTTTGGAGGCTATATGAAAGGAAAAGCAGATTGGATTTTAGGTATTAATGTTGCTGGACATGGTGCAAGCGTCTGTTTACTGCACAAGGGAACAATTGTTTTTTTTATAAAAGAAGAGAGAATAAGTAGGGTAAAGAGAGATTTTTCTATGCCTATGGTTACTCTCGATGCAGTCTCAAAGTATACTAAAGAGTTAGATTGGGTTATATTTTCAAATACTAATAGTGACGACCAAGCAGTTTGTAGAACACATTTAAACAAAAATAGAATTAAGGTATCTAATTTCTTTGATGATAATCCTCATGGATCAGAGTACTATATGGATTCTGAAGATGATGAAGAACCCGAACTGGTTATAAGAAATAAACTTTCTACACACCACATCAATCATGCAGCTTCTGGTTATTATCTTTCTCCCTTTGATGAAGCAACATGTGTCGTTATGGATGGGTGGGGACACGTTGGTGATTTAATCACGTTGTTTGATGATGAATTTTATGACGCTATTGATTTACAATTTGGTCATAGATTATTTGAACAAGTTACTATCTTTAGTAAAATAAGAAATGATAATTGGAAAGATCAATGGGGACTTTTATATAAAGAAGTTGCAAGTGATGCGTATAGAGGGAGTGAGTATGAAGATGTCCTCCAAAGTTGGGGTGAGATGGAGGAAAGAATTGTAGGTCTCTATGAAAAACATCTAAATTTTTCTAACGTTCGTCTAGCAGCATCAATTAGTGCAGGTGTTATGTACGAAGCAATAACTGGTTATCTTGGTTTCCGTGTTGAAGATGTTGGAAAAGTAATGGGAATGGCTCCATATGGTAAAAAAGATGAAAATCTTCCACCATTTCTTATTGGACCTCATCTAGATTCTAATGCAAATTTATTTCATGGATCTCTACTTTTAAATGATATTCCATATCCACATTTAAAAGAATATAAAAAAGATTTTGATAAAAGAGTAAATTTAGCTTACGCAGTTCAGAAAGCTTTAGAAGAAAAAGTTATCTATGTTGTTGAAAAAGCAATGGAATTGAGTGACTGCAAAAATATTGTTTTATCTGGAGGAATATTTCATAATATTATGGTTAATGGGATGCTTGTTGAAAAGTATCCTGATTATAATTTCTTTGCTGACCCTCTATGTGATGATTCTGGACATTCTTATGGAATTTCAAAGTTACTTTATGATGAACTCACGGGAGAACATGTAAAAGAAAATCCAAATAATGTTTACTTTGGACTTCATTATAACTCTAAAAAACTAGAGCATAGAATTCGTAAGTTTATAGAAAAACATACCCAATAAAACACAATAAATAAAAATGTCGGTGCTTTAAATTATGGCTACATACCCCGTTGTTAATACAAAAACTGGTGAACAAAAAGAAGTGAAGATGAGCATTCACGAATGGGATCAGTGGAAAGAGGACAATCCCGATTGGTTGAGAGATTACTCTGACCCGTCAACCATGCCTGGTGTGGGTGAGGTTGGCGAGTGGAAAGATAAACTCGTCAATAAAAATCCTGGATGGAATGATGTGCTCAAAAAAGCATCGCAAGCCCCTGGATCTTACGTCAAACCTATCTAAAGCTTATGCCTAAAAAGAGAAAGAACAATGGAGACCAACCCATTGGAGTTGGATTGACTGCAAAACAAATGAAAAGAAAAAAACCAATCAATAATGATTTCTTGATTGATATCGAACCATTAACAGATAATCAGCAGAGATTGTTTGATTCATATGCAGATGATAAACAATTAGTTGCATATGGTGCTGCTGGTACAGGTAAAACATTTATTACATTGTACAACGCTATTAAAGATGTATTAGATGAGAACTCTCCATATCAAAAGATTTATATTGTTCGTTCTCTAGTCGCCACCCGTGAAATTGGTTTTCTCCCTGGAGATCATGAAGATAAATCATCTCTTTACCAAATTCCATATAAGAATATGGTG